TTAGAAACAATCTGCAGTAGGGAAGAATCATTTACACAAAATTATTGACGCTCCCAAAACCTTGCAAGCACCATACTTTAATTGCGCTGCTTTCGATTCTGATATAGAATATATGTAGTTTTCACCTAATAATTCAATTTCAAAAAACAATATGTTTTAATAATATCACCAAAAAAATTTTCGCCCTTAATCTCAGATTTATAATTCAATCTTCGTATAAATTGATTCAAATCCTCATTTGGGATTTGACTAAAAATTTTTCAGTTGATAAATAATTAGCTACAATAATCATTTTAGGAACAACTATCTTATTTCGATACCCAGCTGACATTCTCGCTGAATTTAACGGATCAAATATTTTTAACCAATCAGAACAAGAGAAACTATCATATCTTAAATCATCAAATATAAGAATATCTTCCCCATAATAATCATCAAAAGAATTCTTTGCCCCAGCTGAATAAATAAATATCACTTTTGTATCCGTTCGCCATTAATAAACTTCTAGTCTCTAAAGTTAATTCATTTGCTAGTGTCGTCTTCCCAATTCCCGGCTTTCCTTGAATATAAATAACTGTTAATTCATATTCTTTATTTCTTAATTCTTCTAGTCGCAACCACGACTGCCGCTCACCAAAAAAATTAAAAGCATCTTTAAATTTTACTTGATTATTATCATAAAGAAATGCTAATTTTTCATCAATCATAACATCTCTGTATGTTAAACAACCTTGCTGTATTTCTTGCAAAACATAATCTAACCCAATATCAGATTGTTCACATTTAGCTGTAGCTGCTCGCTTATCAAAATCTTCTTTATTTTGCCTAATAAATTCATCATAATTAATTGTTCCAAATGTTTCTACCATCTCTGAAGAATATTGATACTTCGTTTTATCTTTCGCATGGATTAAATAAGCTGAAGAATTAATTTTCACGTATTTACCCTGAGATACCCCTCTACATATTGTGATTCAATGCCTAAAGCTTTTGCAAATTCGTTTAAAGAATACCTATAACTAAATTCAATATACCCAGGAATATGTTGCTCTCCTAATTTTGTCCCATACGAAATATCTTTATCATAGACAATCAACGCCACTTTTAACTTTTTCATCATCAAAAACATCATATTCTTTTATTTTAGAATAAATCAAATATTTTCTTTTTGTTTTCCTTCCAATTATGTAACAATAATTTATCTTCTTCGTCCCAGTCCCAAAAGCTATAATTTAATTGCTGTTCAAATATAAATATCTTTCTTCGTATGGTATGGCATAAAACTCCTCCCAACTGAAAATAACACTTTATTTCTCCTTTTAAAAACCACTGTTAACATTAATACCACTAGAATATAAAAATCTACAACCTTCTCGAAAAAGCATTTGTAAACTTACAGGAAACTCACTGCAAGTGGATTTTTAAAATTATGTTCGAGTAAAAAATCACCTTAATCCCCTATTTTGAAGGCCTTTTAAAATTTTCGCGTTTAGTTCGTGCAAGGCTTCGAGCCTTACGGCTATGGGCTTTTAGCACGATTTTTGTCGACAAACCCCTAATGACTGGCTATATCATATTCTCGAAAAATACGGTTTACCTAAAATTACTTTACATGGATTTCGCCATACTGATGCAAGCCTTCTTTTTGAATCTGGTGCAAGTATTAAAGAAGTACAAGACCGATTAGGCCATAAGGACGTTAAAACAACAATAAATATTTACGCCCATGTCACACCAGAAAAAATTGAAGAAACTGGCGAACGATTCGCTAATTATGTAAATCTTTGATGCTAATTGTATTCAATTTAGCATTCAATTTTATCAAAAGTAAAAACTACCCATTAAAAACATTGATATAACAACATTTTTAACGGGTAATAAAATTATCCAACTGACCCTTCCATTGCGAAGGTCTGACTGGTTGTTAAGGAATGAAGCGGATGGACTGAATGATTTGAATATTATATTAGTTTCAATTGGTTGCATGGTATCTCTTATTATATTGCGAGGACAATCCAAGGGACAACTTAATTGTTGTCCCTTTTGTTTTAGATTTCTGATACAATGAAACTATAAAATTAATGAAAAGAGGAACGGATATGGGTTTGTTTAGCAGCAAAGCGGATAAAGAAAAGGCAAAGATTGAAAAAGCGAATCGTAAAGCTGAAAACGAAAAAATACTAGAATACTTTAAGAACCATAGTGACTACAAAGTTGGCGACATGTATTTTGATGATAAACATGGAAAATTATTTATAAAGAAATCTTTTACCATGAACAGATCACAAGCTGTATACAATTACGATGAGTTAATTAGCTACACGCCTATTTTTGAAGGTGGTAAAATCAAAAAACATCATGGCATTACACGTGCAATTGTTGGCGGCGTTTTAGCTGGTCCTGTTGGTGCTGTTGTAGGAGCTGGAACTGGCGGAAAAGAATTTGATACCATTAAGCGATTAGGCTTCATCCTACACCTTACTGACAATCGCTCTCAAAACTATATGCTTATGATTTCAGAATCAAAATCAGATAGTTTCCTTACGAAGTCGGCGATGGAAAACTACAACAACATTGCAGCTAAACTGGATCAGATAATTTCTTCAAATGCTCAAGAGCCTACATCTGCTGACAGCAACGCCGATGAGTTGAGAAAATTCAAAGGCCTTCTTGATGATGGAATTATTTCTCAAGCAGAATTTGATGAAAAGAAAAAAGAACTGTTAGGATTATAAACAAAGAAGGATGATAATCATGAAAAAATTAAGAGTTGTACTATTAACTCTATTTGTTGGATTGTTTTTGGTAGCTTGTGGCTCAAATGAGAAGAAAGCAGATTATACCACAGAAGAAGCAGAAGCAGCACTTAACAATGGAGAGGACATTAATGGAAAAACAGTTCAGATAACTATTGATGAGTATGTACCAAATGGAACACTAGGATATACGATTCAAACTGGAGAACATCTGAATTTTATTTCTTCTGATAATCCCGATGTCAAAAAAGGCGACCAATTAATAGTTAAGGTTGTCAAAACAGAAAATGTCTTAGGTTCATTTGTAATGACCTTCGAAAAACAATAGCTATGAGTCTTGCTCTAATTGAGCAAGGCTTTTTTGCGTTGTTCGCTTTACAAAACGAACGTAAGTTCGTATACTTTCCGTAAGGAGTGAGCTATTATGGGAAGTATCAGTGATTGACAAGACGAAGATCATGACTGAGTTTGAAACAATGAAAAAAGCCCCCTACTCAAAAGAGTAAGGGGTGTTTGTTTACCACGGCAGCTTATTGTCATTCATGATATGACACATTTCATTATAATAGGTTAGCGCACACCTAAATTTGTCTGATATACTATATATACCAAAAGAATAGAACTTGTGAACATTAACTCGGTTATGTCTCGAAGTTCTGTAGTTTTAAATATTCAATTGCTTCACCATCTAATTGGAAAAAATGAATATACTCACCATCCGATATATCTACTAGTGGTTTTCCGCTTAATAGGTGGTTTAATAATTCTTTTGTGATATTAGGTTCTGAGCAGAATACCGAACTCATGAAATTAGTTTGAGGTATATCGAATATTTCTTCTGCATTTTCGATTGGAATTATATAGGAAGGAGCTGTCATATTATCACCTCATTTAAACTTGTAAAAATAGATCGAAAAGAGCCGCTAATTTTATAGCGGCTTTTTGTTTACCACGGCAGCTTATTGTTGTTCAATGCTACTTGCAATGCTTTGACCATGTTAGATACAGGGCTGATAACCCCATCCACTGTTGTCTTCAAGGCTCGTTGCATAGCTTTGATCATTTCTGTTCTGCATAGTCCATCGATCGCACCATTGTATAAACCTTTTGCTTTCAACCGTTTCTGCCATGTTCGAATCAGCGTTGATCCTTTAAGTGTATTATCGAATTGTGCCGCATAAAGGTTCTTGTTGCACGATTGGCGGTATTGGTGGCTGATTTCTCCATCTGGTGTGATACCTTCGTATTGCATTGCTTTATTGGCAGTGCTTGGGCCAAACATGCCGTCTTCTGCGATTTTATTGGCACTTGGTTTTGCAGATGGCGTGCTAGGTTTAACTGATGAATTAGAACCGCTAGTGTTGCCAAACACCGCACCTTTGAAGCGTTCTAGCTCACTTGGTTTAGATACCCATGGAGCCGGGCAATTCTTGCCAGTAACATCATAATGGCGCCAAATCTTATTTCGAGTGACATTTGGATATTTTGCAATCAGTTCTTTGACAGCTTTAACAGTATTCTGGAATGTTTTTTCAGTGATATTTCCATTTCTATCCAAGCACATCTCCACGCCAATAGCACCATAATTAGCATTGCCAATTTGTGAATACAAAGGTTTGTAGATAGATCCATCTGAATTGTATCTAACCGTATCATTTGCATGGTAAGCGACTTCGTCTAATGGAATGATACAAATAGCTTCATTGTCATCTACAAACAAGTGAGCGGAAGCATAAACACCATTAAGATTATTGAAGTAGTCTTTGTGATTGCGAGCGGTACCTCCGTTGTTTGCTGTGTAATGCATGATAATTCCTTTGATACCATAGTTCTTGATCCCTGGACGAGAAAACTTATTGATTCTGATATATTCGTATTTGATGAAACTCATTTATATCATCCTTTCTAAATTAAAAAAGAGCAGCCAGTGGCTACTCCTTCTTTTCTGTAAACTCTTGTCCGTCACCGTAATCGGATTCCGATTTGTTACCTTTAATAAACCCAGCGCCTAAGTCATAGAAACCGCCTGCGGCTAAACCTGACAAGAATCCTGCCCAACCAAACACAATCAGTTGATCTGGCACCATTGTTGCGGCGTAAACAACCCCAACCGCAGTTCCTAGCAAAATATTGATTACTGGCAATAACTTATTGTTTGGGATCATTTGTTTCACTAGCCCTGTGACCGCCATAACCACCCCTACAATCACTGTTGCTGCTGTTAAAATGTGTTCCATGTTAAATTCCACCTTTCAAAATTGCATTTTCATTTTTCAACTCTTCGTTCTCGTCTTCTAACTCTTCAACCAATTTTTGGTAGTAAGCAATTTCCTTCTCATACTTGTTTTTGATATCAGAAATTTCTGCTTCAAGTTTATCGACTTTCTTCTCTAACTTATCTACCATCTCCTGATACTTTCTGTAGAGAACATCGGCATTTTCAGTATTAGTCTTTTCGAGATTTGCTTTGTTAGAATATTTAGTTCCTAGATAGGTGATATACCCACCACCAAGAGCCACAATGATTGTAGTCAAGTTGATGTCTCCCACAGTATCAGTCCTCCTTAATGGCAATTCCCATCGCAAGGAATGCCATTGCCAAGGATAAAATGCCGATTGTATTTGGTGGTGCAGATAAAACAAAAGACACCCCAAAGAGTGTCCAAAAGAATGTAAGTAATACTAACACTGTATGCTTTAATTTCTTATTATTGATAACAATGCCTAAGATTTTGAGAGAACCCAATATCATAAACACTGCGCTGATTGCTCGATAGTCGAACAGTTCGTCAACCAACTGATATACTCTGTACTCTTGCAAAATTTTGGGGTGCAAAAGCAACTGCAAACCGTATAAAACCGACACGATACTGAGAACTAAACTATCCCATTTGAGGATAATTATATTTTTCATATGCCACCTACTTTCCTAAAATATAATCCACAACACGACTAGCCAAAAAAGCAGACAACCAAAGATGATTGTCCGCCATATTTGATATGTTTTCATAGTAGTTACCTCTGCTCTAATAGCTAAAGCTACGTGTAATGCTATTTCCGGCTCCAAACCTCTCTAAAGTTACTTTTTGTGATGATTTATCAATGATTAAAAGATCGTATACCTCTTCTGTAATGTCGAACATTTTCCTCTCCGGTTGATAAGTTGATGAGATCAACTCAGAACTAAAATTACTTGAATTATTGAGAATAATCACATTCTTAATACCTGTAGATCCAATATCTTGAATGTCGTCAATGTGCTCATGACCGCAAAACCAACCAACAATCTTTCCTGTTGATTGAGTAAAATCTACAGAAACAACTCCATTAAAATATTCAAACGAAGTAACGTCAGTCAAATTGATAGTAATATCTTTTTTAGATCGTGCGACATAAGCTTCTAATATTTCAATCATTTGCTGCGCGTTTTTAGGCAAGGTCTGTTTGCTTGCTGATATGCCATGCTCTTTTGTCACAATCGATTCAACAATTGGCGTGTGATTAAATATAGCTATACTATATCCTTCTGGAACTTTTAAAGCTTTGTTGGCAAACCAATCTAATTGTTTTATCCCCCACGAAAGGTGCTTCTCTTTAATTTTGTTACTTCCATTATCAGCATAAGGGAAATCTATTACATCCAGAAATATCATTCTTGTTTTTTCAAACTCATTATCTACATAGTAATAAGTACCTGTTTCTCCCATAACAGCATGAGGACTATTTCTACGAAACATCCATGAATAGCTTTCTTTTTGAGTTATACATTCTGAATAAGCATAATTTCCACCCTCGTTGTTGTCGTCGTGATTACCTCTAATTGCAAAGAAGTTGTCGGTAACATCTCTATACTTGCTCATGACATAGTTCATTCTTTCGGTCGCAACTGATTTAACAGTATTTTCAGCGATCGTATCACCCAAGTGCAATAATGTTCCAATCCCCATTTTATCGCATATATATTTTGCTACTGCGGGATTTATTTCGTTTACGTTATTAAACACAAAATGTGTGTCGGTGGTAATAAGCGCTAGACTCAAATCTTTACCGCCAGATAAATTTGGTTTCACCTCTGTTATACGAGCATCTAGGTATTTTTGCCAATATCTAGGGAGGTTAGAAGCAGTATCATCAGCGTAAACGATTTTTATGTTTTGTAATGCTTCTGCCAAATCAATTGCAGATCCGTCTAAAGTGGAAATTTGGATGCGAAATTTCTTTGATAAATCTAGGCTAAAAGTATTTTTAGGAATATTCACCCATAATCCTGCATTGGCTATACTACCATCATAATTATAAGCAACAAACTTAATTCTATACTTAGAAGCTGCTAGATTTATAACAGTCACAGCACTCTCGAAAGTTATTAAATTATTTTTTGAAGTTCGAATTGAATCGCTCGACACCAAATCATTTCCAGTTGAAACATTAATAGACCCATATTCATATTCGTAAATATTAAATTGATTATATCCATAATTAGTTGGGGTTTCTTCATATTTAAAGCGATTAGATACATATATGTTATTAATGTTAGTTAATTTATCTTCTAACGTATCGAAATTTGAAATTTTTTCATTCTGATATACTATTTTACAGTTACTATAGCCATACTCTAAATCTAATTCTCTGTCATCAATTGTGTTTACTTCGAATCTATATAACTTACTCATATCAACAACAAATGTTTCTTTGTTGCTTAGCCATTTGCTAACTGTTTCAAAAACACCACTCTGATTATAAGCAAATAGTCTAACTCGAAGATTTGGATCTTTTAATATAAATAAAAGATTATTGAATTCGAAGTTAATCTTTAATTTCGAACGAATAGAAGCAGGATAGTCTCTATTATTCCCAGTTGAAGAAATGATTCCTCCACCTTCAACCGGGAAGCTGATGAACCTCCTGTATCCTAAGCTGATAGCTGTCTCATTATAGTTTTGAGATTGAGAAGCTAAGATATCAACGGTTGTTGATGAAATTTTTGTTAGTCCAATGGCTCCATCAACAATATTGCTTTTATTGACAGCGTTATTTCCGACTACTGCAACACTACCACCTGTCATAGCTTCTTTTACTGCTTGAGAAAGCATCGGCAAAGTAACTTGTTCATTTCCATTTTTGTCAACTTTTTCTAATAATCCTGATGCCAGCATACTGTTTGTTTTATCCAGTGCACTCTTCTCCGCCTTGTTTGTACTTAGGCTATCAATATCTGTTCGGAATTTATTAGAGTCTGCTAATACAGCGACCAACGCACTAAATTCAGCTTTTTCTACAATACCTACTGCTTGACCAGCCAATTTTTGGACTGTTAATTCGAATTGTTTTAGATTCGCTACTTTACCGTTTTGTATTACCTGAATACTTGCGATTACTTTCCCCGGAGTCATCATATGCTCAGGATATTCAATTCGAAAAATACTATTTGTTTTGTCTAAAATAGTAAAAGCAGACAAATCTGTCAGTCCACTTGCTTCGTTATGCCAATTAAGGTTTAAAGTTAGGCCAGGAACTTCTCCAACGCTACCATTATTAGTAACTTGTACAGTAAGAGACCGTCCTTTGTAATCCCCTTGTGATACAAACTGTCTTTGAATAAAACTATCATTCGCTCTATCAATGACTAAATCGACATCTCTAAATTGATCTAGTTCCAAATTTATCACTCCTAAAAATTAATATATTCCCGGGGATTAATAAAATCCGCTTGAGAAGGCCAAGGACCATTTCTGAAAAATTGAAAGTGTAAATGCGGACCTGTACTTGGGCCTGTTGTTCCCATGTTTCCGATTTGTTGCCCTTGTTTCACGGTGTCTCCAACTGAAACTCGCAATTGACTTTGATGTGCGTATCCTGTGTAAAGTCCGTCCGAGTGCTTAATAACGACATAGTTACCATACCATTCAGGATAACTTCCAGCAATTACAACTTCTCCTGCTGCCGAAGCATAAATAGGGGTGGTTGGATTTCCATTAACTAAATCAATTCCATTGTGTAATTCGTAAGCCCCTGTTATAGGATGCTGCCTATAGCCAAATTCGCTTGTCACAGTGACTGGTTTGCTAATCGGTACTACATATCCTACACTTTCTGTTACTTTTACATATTGACGAATCATTGCTGCATAATGGAAGTTTCCTCCGTTAACATACAGATAGGTTCGTCCATCTGCTTGGGAAACTGAATTAACATATGGATAAGTGGCCCCTGTGGTATTTCCTAAAGAAGGAGCTACTACGTCTCTTGAATATTCTTCTGCTAAATCAGTAGTATTCTTCCCTCCTCGATTTGCTAACCAAGGAATATATGCACTTCCGAAATTGTATCCTTGCATTACTCCCCAAATGTCTACTTTTTGATCCTGACTGTTTTTAATTTGTTGAGCCAGATGTTTACACCCTTGTTTAACCGAAGCTTCTCCAGTTAAATAGCCTGGTCCTGGATAACCAGCCGATTCAGAAGACTGCATGATATCATCTGTTCCGTCAGTACTTGGGTTTTCAACCATAATTAATGCGTAAGCTAAGCCGATATAATCGGAGATACCATATAACTTTGTATATTTGTCAAGCCAAGCAACAATGTTAGGGTTTCCTGTAATGTTGCTCCCTATATTGATTGGTTCATAAGTAGAGCCGCTGGGACCAACCCCTCCGCCAGATCCACCTGGATAGACTTGTTGCCCTTGGATTCTAATCTGACCCTGAACATCTAAATCACCCGTTATACGGACATTTCCTTGGTGAGTAACATCTCCACGATAAATCCCCGATCCATCTCCAAGAAATACCCATCCATATCCTTCTTTTGTCGAGATAAGAATGTACTTTCCATCGCCTTCTGTTTTAATTACAAGAGAGTTATCTTCAAGCGGTGTGGGAGTTGAAGCTTCCGGAAAAGGATTGCCAGCTGAGTCGGTCGTCCCGATAGTTCCAATTTGTCGGTTAGCTCCCCAGAACTCCATCCCTTTGCTGGTTAACTCCATAATCTTTTTGCCGTTTTTCATTGCTTGCAACGATCCTGCTGACAATTTCAAAATCTCGCCTAGCTTGTTAAAGGATGTTTCGAAAATATCAGCAATGATCGATCCAGTCTGAATAAAGTCAGCATTGAATTTCCCGTCAATGGTCCAAGCGGTCTTAAACGGGCTAGTATAGAAATCGCCATCTATAAACCCAATCCCATCCGAATTTGCAACTAAGAAATGGCTTGAAGTTTGAATAGAATCACCGTCCATCCATACCATTTGAAATGGCTGCCGACTTTCTCCTCGTTGAGGATGATTGGCAGGATAATCAGATGGCGACATCAAAATAACCGCACCGCCATGAGCGCCACGGATGATGTCTGATTGCCACTTGCTGATTTCTGTCGAGTCATAGAATGTCATTTTTGTTTCAGCCAAATTGGCTACACTATTTTGAATACTTGCAGCTTGCCTAGTGCTTGAACTATTGAGATTATCGCCAAGCCCACATTCTACCTTTCCAGTTACACGATCTAGCTTCATACTAAAAACTCTTGTCTTGTAATGGTACCCTTTATCCGATCGATGAATAGGAACAATATTTCCTATAGCATCTCCACCTAGAATACTCGTTTTAAATTGGATCAAAGGTCGCGAATATTCAACAAGATTTTCATACGTTTCCTGGAGCAATTCAGCCGGATCTTCAATATCCTCTAGGATCAATACTGTTTCCCGCTTACGTTTACTTCCGTTTTTCATTGGGATCCCGTAAAGAGCTGTCATTTCTGGATACTCAAGCCAGTTCTGCCCTTTTGGTTTATCTAGTGGATCACCCTTTGATTTTTTCCATTCTACATTTGTGAATTCAATTCTTCTGCCGTAACCGTCACCAACTTCCTCTCCTTTACCACGTCCTATAATTGATGTGTAGAGTTGAGAACGATCTCGTTGCCGAACAACTTCTAAAGCGTTAGATCCATATACAAATCGTTTATTGCTGACTTTACCAATCTGCTTGTATATCTCGATCCATTTGTCAGTGACTTTGTTACCTGTAATCGTACACTTAAATAGAATCTCACAACCGAAAGTTTGAAGCTGTTTTAAAGCATCTCGTACGCTTAAATAATAAAATGTTCCTGAGAGTGCTGGTAAAGTTGAATCAACAAACCCAACTCGCCATTCCCCATTTGTATATCCGAGAATTTGCTCTGCAACCTGCTTAAAGCTTTTGTCCTTTGGACGCATATCAGTAACGATATAAGCACTTAACTCGTCAACAGCGAAGCTGACACCAGAAAAATTCAAACGCCCTCTAGGATCGCTGTCAGCGGTTATTTTGTACATAGAAAATGACGATCCGTTTTCACGAACCGCCATAAAAGCCGCATCTCTAATTTTATCATCATCAATGACACTTACTGATAATGTATCATTCATGAGTTCGCTCTTATCAGGTGTAATTTCTTTCGCTTGAATAGACTCAATGATTTTGCTTTCTCCAAATACCTTCAGCAATTTTTGTTTGTCGTCCAGAAAGTAAATGCTTTCGCTCATAATGCCACCACCCGATAAAGAACTTCTAGTTTTCCGTTGTTCGTCTTGATAGAATCGCCTTTTTTAAGGACAAACTCTTCGAGCTGACCGCCAGCCCAATCTAAAATGCTTGTTTTATCTACTCCGTTTACAAATACAGTACCTTCACGATTTCGAAACTCAACTACATCACCAGCAACAATACTCGCACCGGTGATTGACATTGATAAATTACCGTTAGTTACCTTCACGCTTGTAGGAGCACTTAACGTCACTCTGACTATATCTGGAACAACAGCATAAGGAATGTACGTAGCAATTAGCCCGGACGTTTTATATTGTTTAGAATACTTTCGCGGATCAGCACAGTAGACACTAAAACTAGAAATAATGCTATTCCTGTCTCCGGCAACTTCATCAGCAGACGCAAACCTTCCGTAATAGGTGTAATCTAACTCGTCATTAAACTGAATTGAGACATCTTTATTCTTGTAAAGATACCACATCAACAAGTCAAACTTTTTTTGTAGTTGTTCTGGATCCTTATCCTCTAACTTGTATTTGACTGTTAACGTTCGAGAGGGAAGCGTCTGATTCGTAATGATACTCCCTACTTGAATAGACTCTGACTCAATCCCTACTGATAGCATTTCTCTTCCTGTAACCGAAAGAGTCTGATACCCTTCAATTACACCTTCAAAAAGAATGCCGTCATAATACATAGCGGAAGTAGGAATGTACTCCGGTATGTATCGTTCGTTTTTCAGAGTGTCAATAAACGGATACATTCTGTTTTCCATTTCCTACCTCCTAAAATTGTAGATTTAAATTGATTCCATCACCTTGTGCTTGACTTATATCGTCAACAAAGGCTTGGAAAGCTTGATTCCCTAGCTGGATATTAAATAGTGCTGGTTTTCCGCTTGATCCATAATTTACATCATGTTGCACTTTTGTCTGTATTTGACTGTTAATAGCTGAAATACGATTACCAATGTCCATATTAGAAGCTCGATCTGCCAAAGTTTCCGAAGCTTTATCAACATATCTAGCGCCATCAAGCATACCTTCTGCAAGACCTTGAGAGGTAAATACACCTAGTTGAGCCATTACTCTAGATGGAGAATGGATATTCAGAATATCTTTGATCTTTCCAGTAATTGATCCCGCGATATCTTTCACAGCGTTTTTTACATCCTCGATTTTGCTTGTGATACCATTAATCAATCCGTTGATAATATCTTTCCCGATTTGTAGTAAATCGATTTGACGAATTTTATCAAATGTATTTTTTACTGATTCAACGGCATTGCTAACACCTGTTTTGAGATCTTCCCAAGCTTGTGCAGCGCCTTTTACAATATTCTTCGCAGTATTTACTACCGCATCTTTCGTATTTTCCCAAGCATCTGCGACACCTTGTTTGATTGATTTCCAAGTGTTAATAGCATTTTCTTTTGTAGATTGCCATAAGTCAGCAAAATATTGTTTGACAGAGTTCCACAGATCGATAGCACCTTGTTTCATATTTTGCCATGTTTCAGCGACTGCTGTTTTAGTGCTTTCCCAGCTATCTATAGCAGTCTGTTTGATGTTTTGCCATGTCTCCACAAAGTAAGCGACTATACCGTTAAATACGTTCACAGCTGTTTCGGAGATCGTTGTCCAAACATATGCCAACGCGGATTTGATACCGGTCCATACGTTTAAGAAAGCCATTTTTGTATTTAACAAAAAGCTGTCAAATATTGCTTGAATTGAACTCCAAATGTTTGCGCCAGCTTCTAGAATATTATTCCAGACTGCTATCATATTGTTCTTAGCTTCTTCCCATCCGCCAGAAATCATTGAAGTAACAAACAATACAGGAGCCAAGATGATGTTTTTCAAAATCTCGAACATTTGTCCTGCAATCTTGCCTAGGTTCTCCCATAATGTAGATAAGAATAGTTTCATATGGATAAACGCATTGCGTATACCATAAATCAATACGCCAAATCTACTCATGATAGCATCTTTTATACTGTCTACAATTGAAGAAATTGTTGATTTGATACCGTTCCACAAATCAGCAAACCATTGTTTGACACCCTGCCATGTAGAAACGACACCATCAACAGCATCACTAAACGCCTGCTTGACACCATCCCACATATCCGTTGCTGTGTCTTTGATTCCTGTCCACAGATCGGCAAACCATTGTTTTGTACCTTTCCACGCCTCTTTAACAGAATTTACTGCGTTCTTTGTACCATCTACCAATCCATTCCATGTGTTCGAAAAGAATTCTTTCATACCTTCCCATGCGGAAATAATCCAATCTACTGCTGCACCTACTGCTTTTTTTATCCCTTCCCACAAGCCGATCCAAAAGTTTCGAAAATCATCACTTGTGTTCCAAAGGTAGATGAATGCACCTACTAAGGCTATGACAGCAGATATAATTATGGCTATCCAGTTAGCTTTCATAACTGTATTCAGAATCTTTTGAGCTATCGTAGCTCCCTCGGTTGCTAAAGTCCATTTTTTATAGGCAGCAGCGACCCTGTTAACTTTATTTTGAATAGAAACTACTGTCGAAAATATAGTAAAATAGCCAATCAACGCTATTATCGTTGGGATAAAAGGTTTTAGCGTATTCCATAAATCTGTCATAATATTAATTGCCGGTGGAATGCTATCAGTAATAGCTTTAAAAGCCACATTTACTGCATTTTTTATCTTGTCGAAGTTTTCAGCAATTGATCCAAGTCCAGCATTTTGCATTCCTTCATCAATCGCAGTAATGACATTGGCCAATCCTTTTACAACTGCTGTTTTTATATTTGAGAATGATGTCCTTATTCCAGCTGAGTTTTTCTTAGCTAATTCAGCAAATCCGCCAACACCGTCATTCAACTTTATAAGTCGGTTATTGAAGTCGTCAAATGTAATTGTTCCATCTTGCAAGGCATCGTAAAGTTCGTTTACTGAGTTAACTCCTTGATCCTTAAATGACTTTGCTACTTTGTCCATTGCGATAGGCATAGTTTCTTGAATAGATCGCCATGATTGCATGTCTACAGTCCCTTTGGAAAGCATCTGTACATATTGTTGCATTCCTCGGCTAGCATCAGCTGTCGAAGCACCAGAAGCCAAAAATGCATTATTAAGCGCAATCGCTGTATCGGTTCCTTTTTCCAGATTACCTGTAGAGATAGCCAGTTGTTGGGTATTAGATACAATTTCGTTTAATGAAGTGGGCAGACCGTCAATGCCTTCTGTCAATTTGCTCATAGATTTATCGACTTGATCAGCGGAATACCCTAGCGCTTGCATTACGATTGGATATTTGTTAAGCGTGTCAAAACGATCTATCGCACCGTCAACTGAGCTTGTAATCAAACCGATACCTTTGTCAATCAATTTAAAAACCCCGATACCCTTAGCGATATCGAGGATAGATGTATTCATTTTTTTAGATTTGCCTGTCGTGTCATCAAATGACTTACCCAACATTTCAGATTGTTCTTTCATAGTTAAGAATCTTCCGTTAGCGGCACGCCATCTACCGTTTTTATCTTGAAAAGCTCCATCGTATTTTGAATCTAAATTAGAAATAGAGCTTTCTGCTTTTCCTATGGTAGAAGAAAAATTCTTGTCGACAGCCGAGAGGATTGCTTCAACGCTATATGATTCCATAGTTTTCCTCCTTTCCTCAGGAGTTTACAAATCTTGGTACTTTTTCATCCTTGCCCAAGATTTTGTTTTCAAGTTTTTCCTTGTTAAAGAATTTTTCGAAGGTATCAAATAAAGGAACCTCGTATTTACCACGTTTTTTAGTAGCTTTCACTTGTTGGTTCGCCCATGCTTGCTGATGGATCGTTTCTTGCTCATCTAGTCGTTTTAACTGATAAGCCGTCATACGAATTTCAAACTCATAAGGTGTCATTCGATCAATGTCTAAAAAGTCAGTAATCCCGAGATAACGCAGACAGTTTATCTGGACAGTGGCATAAAAGTCTTCTTCTACTTGCTTTCCTTGATTCTGTTTTCGATCGTTAGTGTCTTTTTCTTTGTAAATTCCGACTTTTTTAATTCTTCTAGTACCAAATCAAAGAGTTTATCCGAGCCGATTTCACCAACTAAGGCAATCAAATCTTTTTCTGCTACTCGTGGTGACTCTGTTGCATTTGCTACTTTTAACATTTCAATCAAAGTCTCGATATCTTCGTTAAAGAAATTCACTAGCGTTGAATCCAAGCCAAGTTTCATTGTCATCCCTTGCTCTACAACGGAATATCTACGGTTCATTTCACGGATAAACCCAAATCCAAAAATAAAGTTATACTCTTTGTCGTTAATCGTTAGTTCCATTTATTCATCCTCCTAAAAATAAAAGCACTCAATTAAGAGTGCTTAGCCTGCTGGTGTTTGTTTTGTTGTGTCTACAAATGCATACTGAACTTCATTTTGTTGTTCGGCCGTTAAGGTTGCATAACCATCTTGATGAATCATTTGTACGGCGTATTCCAATGAAACTTCAACATTATCTTCGGCAGAAGCTGTTTCTTCGTAGCTTGAGATATACACTTGCATATATTTAGCTGCAAATTTCCCTGTATCGCCTTCTTGTGGTTCGAGTTTGTCAATGATCCATGTTTCCACCAATTTGTTGTTCATAAATGCATCGTAAAGCATTTTTAGTGTTTTGCTGCCACGTTCATATAAAGCGGTAGAGCTGAAATCATATTCAACCGCCCCTACATTTTGTGCAGTGCCATCTTTAGTTTCGGTAGCATCTGTACTGCGTGACATACCGAATGTATGCTCAGTTTGATAAGTCACTGTTTTAGCATCTTCTTCGGCTTGCTTTTCCAAGTCCCGATAGACCAAAATGACGTCAATACCTTTTTTTAGTGCCATTTAAATTCCTCCTATTAATCTAAAATTCAATTCAATAATCGCTCGTTTAAGCGGTGTGTTTGTGCTTGTATCTGTTACTGTCTGTATGTCGCTTGCATTGGTGTCTAGCGTCCATGAATATCTGTCAGATGTATTTACTTGCATTGCTTGCTCAAACAAAGCAGACGCCATTTCAGACACCTGTTTTCGCTTTGTTTGCAAACCCCATACGGAAACTACAATCACGACATTTCCCAAGACATGAGATTTGTTAGTGGAATGAAGTGTTTGAGTGTCTTCAAATTCAATAAACGGGTAGCTAGTAGCACTCGCAGGTTTGTAGTCGTAGGTTTGATACCCCAATGCAATCGATCGCTTAAACATTTCATCAAAAATTGATTGTTCTCTAGTCTTCATCTATTCCACCAACTTATCCATATCAGATTTAAACTGCGCCTTCTGCTTATTGAAAGCTGGTCGCATAAATGGTTGAGCTGATTGGAACCTTGTTCCGTACTCCAAATAAGGAGCGTAATCGGCGGTAGGTTTCACCTTTCCTGTTAAACCACCATCGCTCAAATTCATGGTTATTGATCGTCTCAAGTTACCAGTATCGACTGGCGCTTTACGTTGTGCGCCTTGTGTCAATTCAGCTGTATTCTGTTTGACGATCTGCCTCACATCTTTCATATTTGCATTAGACTTGAGTTTCATCGTCAATTCGCTAACACCTTTGAGAGAAACATTCCTTCTAGCCACCAGAAGCCACCTCCTGGACGATAAAAGTATTTTTCAGACGAAGGTTACGCTCAGTGATAATCTCGAACTTCTCCGTTTTGCTCCTTAGTTTGTTGTAGATCAAAACGTAATCCCATTCCTTGGTATAGGGTCGAAGTAAACGAATAACTTTTGCGCCTTGCTTAATATCTCCGAACAAAACTTTCGAGCGATCAGTTCCCAAATCAGTTACATTAGCAAGCTTGATTTTTTCGTCTAAGGTCGGTTCTACATGCTCCCCTAACTCTGGATCATAATAGCCATCTTTTTCGATAACGAAAGTTACTTCTGTGTCGTATCTCATAGGAACCTAGCCACCCCTCTACGAGGAACGCTATTTTCCCTTTGCTTCTCTTTGTATGCTGAAATATCATCTTCAAACTCATCTAAAAGCTTTCCATAGGAGATTGACTCCCCTTCTTGCCCATATGAGCTCATACCTTCGTTACCCTTGCGGTTGAATCTCTTGATAGTACATTCAACTACGATATAGTTTAAAGCCGCAGGAACACTCTCTAAGAAGCCTAAACGCACACATAGTTGGCTTGATATTCGTTTGATAAAGTCAGTTAGTTGTTTATCCAGTTCTTCGTTATCAACTTCGAGCGATCGTTTCACTTCTTCTAAGGTTTCGTCCATGACTGCCTCCTTTCAAAAATAAAAAGGCTAGTCAAATGACTAACCTTTCTTTTTAGTTGATTTAGTTGGTTTCTTGACTTGTTTTTCCCCGACCTTAATTGGTTCTAAGAATCCTCCGCCAAACGCTTCAAGATTTTTCTCAATTTCATCAAAGCGCTCTTTGTTCAGATCAATCTCTTGACCAACTTTATAAGTTTCTTTCGTGTGAACATCAATGAAAACTTTAGCTACTTTATATTTGGCCATAGAGGATCACCTACCCTTCTGCTAATACAGTTGCTTGGAACACGTTGTCCGCTTCAGGGAAGCTAGGAAGTGCAGTACCTGCTGCTTTTGTCCATGTTCCAACAGGGTCAAGATTTGATTCATAAACCATTGCAAAAATGTTTCCAACTTGATAATCATTAGTACCACCAGATAATAGCCGAGATTCTTCTGGCGTTACACCGAAAATAGATTCGCCCGGATTTTCATCACCGAACATGACAAGTTTATTTTCTGGGAAGTAACGCTCTTTGACCAACACACCTTGAGCATTTTCTTTGTAGTACTTAGCATCGTATGTTGCGATTACTGGCAAATCAAATTGTTGTAACAACTGATTTAATGTTCCAGCTGTTGGCAGCAATCCAGCATCTTTGAAGTAAGCTTTGATACCAGCATTTTGCAAAATAGCATTACGCACTTTAGTCGAAGTTAAGATCCGAGTTGGTGTAGTATCTAGCGTACCTGCCCATGTAGTTAATAATCCGATAACATCGGTAGAAGAAGCAGCGAAATCAACGGTAGCTTTGTGTTCTGCCGGAACACCGTAATCAACAACTAAGTCCAATCCGTTTTCATCTAATGTTACGGTTCCGTTTGCCAATACTTCCATACGCATTTTTTCAACGCGTGCATTGACAGAAGAAACCATTGAAAATACATCGTTATATACTTCATTTTCCAAGAATGCTTGTTCTTCAGCAGTACGAGGATTACGCAATGCAATCAAGTCTTTTTCTTTCAACTGAATTTTGCGTTTGATGAAAGCTAATTCCTGAGCGCTGCGAGAAGCTACACGAGATGCAATTTCTGCCTCAGTATCAAATGCATGTACGCTTGCGATCGTTGGAATACGAGTACCTGCTTTTAGAATGTCAAATTCAAGTCCTTGCACCTTTCGTGCTGGAAAAAGCGTTTCACCCAATAAAGCGGGAGCTTGACGGTTGTTTACATAGTCTAAAACGTTACGTTGTGAAAATAATTCTGCGATATTTACCATTTATTTTTTCCTCCTATATTCCTATTACAGTCCGCTTGCTGCGGCTGGTAAAGCGATCATTTTTCCAGATGCATCATATAATTTGATTTCTCGCATTGCTGTTTGAGCTGCATCGCTTGGCTTAACAGGTAATCGTTCAATTAGAATGTGTCCATCGACAATAACGCCTACTGGTTGAGCGCCGTTACTAACATCAACATCATTAATTGTGATACCTTCAGCTGTCCCATCGTTTGCTGGGTAAACTGACCCAGCTGGCAATACACCATTTACAACACCTGCGTGAGTGTTATCTACTTGTTTTGTGAAAGATACAAATTTTTGAGATTTTAGAAAGTTGATCTCTTTAAATGTTTCTGATTTTTTAACATAAACCATTGATATTCCTCCTATTTAATTGCCCAAGGGTCATTCTCAGGCTTTTTCGTTTGGTTGTTTGCATTTTTTGCTAACTGTGCACCACGAGAAATTGTTGCACCGTTTCCATCTAAAGGAACTTTTCCGCCAAGTCGTTTCTCATATTCCGCTTTGATTGCTTCGCGTTCTGCTTCAACAGATGCTAGATACGTCTTAACGTTGCTTGACGTGGTTTCAGCGTCTTCTGACACAATTAGTCGAAGCATTTCTTTCGTAGGCGTAGCGCCTTTCTCAGACAGCATTTCGCTTGCTTGTTCCGACATCTTGGATAGCACTTCTTTACGTTCGAACTCAGCTAGTTTTGCTTCAAGTTGCTGTTTCTCGTAATCTGCTTTCTCTTTATCGTCCATTTCGGCAAGTTTGGCAGCTTCGTCTTTTTCGGCACGCCATTTTTCTTCAGCAGCAGTGACAGCTTTCTTTGTTTCAGCAGCAATCATTTTTGCTACTTCGTCACGAGAAAATGTTTTGCCAGTTTCTTCACCCTTCGGCTTATCCTCTGGTGGTGTAGTTTGTTCCGCCGGCGGTGTATCATTGCCACCATCTGGATTTTCAGAAAAGAATTGAAGTTTCATAGGCATTAATAAACGTTTTTTCATGATTATTCCTCCACGGTTACGCCGCTACCCGATAATTTAACTAGTTACGCCAGTCAGTCGGAACAGCTTTCTCTTTAGCGCCTGTAAGCAGTAAGAAGGCATAATAAAAAGCCGTTAGCGAATGGGCTGGCGACTTTGATTAACTTTGATATATTTGTTCTGATTTTCTTCGAAATCACATATGAACCATTCGAGTGTATCTTGAGCCATTTCACTGTTGAACAGTGCCTGAAACTTAACTTTCAATAAGTACCAATAAAACGGAATCTTAAACTTAATTTTTAGTGCAATACTGTTACTATCCATTTTTATCGGCTCCTATACTTTCTACTTGGCTTGTAAGGTTTTTTAGGCGCTTCGAATTTATATGTTTCTTGAATATTGTCTAGTCCGTCAATGATTCCATAGAATTTCATAGTGACTGCTGATATATTATCAACACTTGATTCGATATTAATATCTGTTAAACCGTTAATCTTTGTGCCATCAACGAACAAACCATTGCTGATTGAAACTTTATTTAGTTTTGACAAGATTATAACCCTCTTTCTTTAAGCGACTTCTCAAATGCATCACGATCAACTATCGGATAAGTGGAACATCTATCAAAAGGATGTACCGGCATCATATTTTTGCCAACTTCCATTTCACTTACTAAATATGGACCATCAGCGGCAATGCTTTTACATAATTGGCAAGCGTTAGGCTCAGTTACCCATCCATATTTCTCGATATCCGCATCTAGATAACTTTCCTTTTGTACACCGCTTTGAACTCTTGTTGTTTCGGTTACCATCAAACGTTGTGTATTAAACTTAGTATTCTCTCGTCCTTCTTCTGTTAGAAACTTACTCAATTCTGGAGCCAGCTGTTTAGGGTTTCTACCCATCGTCACACTACGTACAAGCAACTTATCCAAATCTGCTTTCAACTCCGCTTGGTACATCCAAAGCCGTTCGCTGAATGTTGCAAATCCATCTGCTCGAAACGAGCTGTTTATCACTTGCTCCACTAATTTCGCATAACCGCTTTTAGCGATCGTCATTTCTAGGATACCTGCTTGACGTTGCAGTTCTTTTAAACCAGCGCTGGTAAGCTCTCCCGAGAAGTATTTATCCATATCGTTAAACGTGGCTATCAGCTCAAGTCCAATATTTGCTTTCAGTAATTCCAAGCGATTGACACGCATCGTAAGGTTGTATAGCTTCAATTCTTTGTTTGCTGTAGGTGAGAAGTCTTTCTCTTTAACATACTTCTTAGCCTTGCGAGCAAATGCTTTCACATCCATTTCACTAGCGCGCTTCATCGCTTCACTACGAGTGATTTTCTGCCCATTTGAAAAACTATCCCACTGTGCGTCTATCTCTTTCTGTATCGCATCCTGTGCGTATTGCAGACGCTTCTTGATCTCGTTCATGCGTTTCTTGTCATCTTTAATCTGTTGCTCTTGCCAAGCTTTTTCCCTTTTGATGAAGTAATCTTGTGATTTCACTTAATCACCGCTTTCTAAATTGGGTTAGCGGCGGTCCGTCAATCCTGCCTACAAATTCATAAGGATTTTTCAGTGGTTCATTAATTGGTTTTGAAATATTAACTTCGATTTTAGGATTAGGAATTTTTAGACCTTCTTCAAATCCTTTTGTAATACCGCTAGCAATTCTTATTCCGTTTTCAGAAGGAGAAACCCCTAGAATATTATCAACCATTTTTCGGTCTTTCATTTCTTACCCCCCTACCAAGAAAATCTGACTAACTCAATTTTTGCATCAATCGAATGCTTATCCTCGTAATCTTCAACAGTAAAGCCGCCATCTTGAAACTCTTTGCGGATATCATCTGTAATGACGTCTTTGCCATAAAACACTTCGTTGAGTCCTTTTTGCATAGCTTCGGCGATAGCTTCCTTGATATTCTCACTATCTTTCTTCTGATACTCGTTCATCATCTGTTCTTTTAGATTCATTATTATTACCTCTCAATACGTAGGAATTATATTCAGCCATAAGACAAACATTGTTAGTATTTTAATTGCCACCAAAATGAAACCAGCAACAATAACGATTGTGAAATACCATAAAGCGGCCCACTTGATGAAATCAAGAATTGAATCATAATCACGTTTGGATTTTCTCTTCACCTTCGCCATCCTCCTAAGAATTAGACATAGCTAAGGTCAGTTGAAAGGCTTGCTCTTCTGAGAATCCCTGTTCAATCAACTTATCCATTAAAACTTTCAATGCAGTTGCTGTTAGTCCGTAAATGCCATCTAGATATTCCTGAAGCTTCTCAGCCGTTTCTGCAATGTCGCCTGTATTCATATCGTCAATAGCTTCAAGTACTTGCTTCATCATCTTTTTGTTCATCTTCTTCAACCTCCGTATCAGTTTCTTTGTCACTATCAAACACACCAGAGCCCTCTTGTTTCTTCAGTCGCTTCAACTCTTCTTCAAACGGCACGCCAGTCAATCGTTCAGCCATTTCGCATAATGTTTGATCTGATACGATGCCAACCATTCCAGCGATAACGCTCATGATTTCTTCGTCAGATTGCGGTACGTTAGGCGTAAACTGAATTTGGATCTCGTTTACTTTGTTATATAGTTGCTCTTGTTGCTTTTCATCAGAAACAAAAAAGGCTTTGACTGTATCAATCAAGCCTTGTGGTTTATTCAATTCATCTTTGATGCTCCAAGAGTGTGTGAGCAAACGCAGACGGCGCATGATAGCTTTCTTAACCATTCGTTCCTTGTTCTTACGATCGTTATCTGAACCCCAACCTTTGAAACGGAATCCGATACCTGATTGGTTGGACCCGATGTTCTCGTCAGTAAAATCAATAAGAGATGTGAAGCGTAAAATATCAGCAACTGTTCGGCTGTCGTTAGATTCCATTCCTGCAACGTCATACTCTTTTTTCAAATAGAAAGCATCTGGTTCGGCGCCAGCTATGTTGCCGTCATAAATCTTCTTGTCGCCTAATACGAGCATTCTAGCTTGCATCATAGCTTGGAGTACTTCAATCGGGCTATTTTTACCTGTTGGATCAACCGCAGTATCAGGGTTCCCTTTGATTACCAAGTACGCTTCCGATGAATCTTGTTGGAAGTTCGCCATCTCTGAACGTGAGAGGTCATATGCATCAATTGAATCAAGCACACGCTCAAAGTCACTTAAACGCTCTTCGTTGTTGATCCATTCGTTAACTTGAACCGAATCGAAGTAACTCTCAACAATATCCTCATTTGGATCTTCAATTCGCGCATTCTCTAAATCATCATTTTCTGCTACAAGATAATAATTGAATCCGCTGTTTGTGTATAGCTCAACTCGTGTCCATGACTTATCCAAGAATTCTTCTTTGTAATAGTGGACACCACATACTGAATTACGATCTTTGGTATTGTCGTAGATAACAAATGTTTGCTCTGCATCAAACTTTGCTAATGTCTCTTTGCCATATTCATCACGACCAATCCATTCATATGCTCTACCTAATCCGAACGTATCACGCCCCATTAGTTGATTGTGATAGTCTTCGTTAGATTGGCTTGCAAATGTATTGATGCGTTCTGCAATTGTCTTCTCGCCGCTATACTTCAACGGATTTCCAAGCAAGACTCCTAACTTAAACGAAACAACAAAGTTTGCAAAGTCACTTGCGATGCGGTTGTCCGCTCTGCCTTCAGGTTTGCTTGGTCGGTATTTGATGTTATTGTCTGCCAACATGTATCGTTTGAGTTGCTTTAATCTGGGAACTTGCTTCGTCTGGTGATGTCGGATAAACCCAACAATCATCTTCCACACATCTTCGTGTTCGAAATCAATTAGTTGCTCTATTTTGTTAGTACGTTGATTTAGCATCTCTCTTTTAGGCAACTGACTTATCGGCACCTTATAAACAAGGTTCGCTTCATCATCAAATCGCTTTTTCCCCAGCAGCTGAATATTCTGTTCCACTGTATCACCTCTACAATCCTAGTTTTTTGAATGTGTCGATCGTCTTCATGACATCTATTTTTTCTGTTGTGTTCATGCTCATTGTTTCGGCGATGCCTGTTGTAGCATCTGGAGCATCGTCATGTTTGTTCTTTCCTTCTCGCTGGTATGTAGTCATTGCCTTGTAGTAATCAGGAAATCTTGTTCTCCAATCACTCGGCATCCGCACATATTGTTCAACCCAATGGCTGTTGGAATAGATTCTCGCTTCTTTATTGGCGCTTTGAAAGAAATCTGATATTGCAGCTGCACATTTCCCTTTTACTTTTTCTCTTACGGAACGAGCAAAAGACCGACCGCCGTTGTTGCGCTCGATACGTGATGTATTCACTTTGAAATTAATCAACTGATTTGCAACTGCGCTCTCTGTATATTCCATAGGTTGTTGCGTATAGATAACGTCTAAAACATCTTGGTAGCCATCTAGCGTTTCGCCCCAAACGATCGAACAGAGGTAGTCCTTACCAGTATCGGCGGTATCGCAATAATGCCAAATCTTCTTATAGTTAGATCTATTGCTATAAGTCTTGAACTCACCGTACAGTCTCCCTTTAATATCGATAGGCTCTTGTTGGTAGTTAGCGCTAGCGATGTCGGCACCCATTGTTTTGACTTTACGTTGATAATCCTCATAGGAAAGGACATCTTCACAAAGCATCCGATCGTTCTTTTCATCGTATGCCCGAAAGTTAATATGCTTAACCTTATATCCGCTAAGAGGTAGTTCCTTCAACGCTCTACCTGCCAAATCATTGCTATGCCATCTAGTCATGTTGATAATAATCTTACCGTTACTCTCGAGACGGGATAGCATAGTGTTTACAAACCATTCCCAATGCTTATCCAAAACTGCAGCGTTGTTTGCTTCATCTGCATTCTTGATTACGTCGTCAATGATGATAATATCTGCACCGAAACCAGTAGCTGTGCCAGTGGGCGATGTAGCTAGGTAGTTATTATATCCATCTTCCAAACTCCAAAGATTCATTGCGCCATCACCATATTTGATTTTCGCATCGAATATATCGGCGTAAACTATCATATCTTTATCGGCTTTTATCTCTTGGATCGTGTTCCTCACATTCTTGGAAAACACAGTCGATAAAGTCTCGTTATACGAACCAGTCATAATCTTCTTGCTGTGATCATTCCCTAGTACCCATTCAACAAACCGTCCAAGCGTTAAGGATTTGCCGTGCCTAGGTGGCATGTTAAGCACTAGAACATCATGCTCATTATCATTAAGGAATGATTGGAACTCTCCACAAACCGAAACAAGGTAATCTCTATCTGATTTATAAAACGATGGCATTATCAAGTGACAATAGTCGAAGAAATATCTCTTTGCTAACTCAATCTTGGCACCTAGAGCAATTTTATCCATCCCGACTCGCCAACTTTCGCAATTCTTCTTCGGACAGATTAGCAAAAGGATTGCTGACTTTCATATCACCAGTAATCTTAGTTTCTTGTTTCTCAGCGTAGATACCGGCAATTGTAAGAATCATTTTTCTGTCCTGATGACCTTTTTCAGTTAGTGCGAAATTATATGCCGCATTTAAAACGTTAGCGGCTTTTCCTTTGATTAGCTCCATAGTCGTTCTGTTTACCAAATCGACAAACTCTTGTTTCTTCATTGCGTCATAGTACTTATTTCGACTAACACCAGCGAGATTACACAACTCTTGAACAGATTTACCGACATTCTCAGCGTTCAATAAGACTTCTAATAGTTTTTTCTCGGCTGGCGTAGGTTTGTATTTGTCATTTTCTGTCATGCAACCTCACCTTCTTTCTAAAAGTTCTTCTTAACTAGCGTTGCTCCCTCTCGCTCATACTGCTTAATGAACTGCTCTACGTTTGTCTGAGTTCTAGATACTACTGTGATTTCAAGATGCGAGATATAACTACTACTGGCGGATGTCCCTACATAGATACTTTCCGCATTCACATAGTTCCCGCTCCACACAGGTTTAATCTCATTGCTGATCAACTTGCCCTCTTTATCCAGAATAGGGTTCTCTGTAAAGTATCTATCGTTCTCTCCCTCAATCGCCTTCTTATACGCTTCAGCGAATTCAGGTTCAACGTCAACCGTTAATAATGCTTCATAGAATTTCATAGACGAGCATCTCCAGACTTAGCAAGAATACGGCCGGCAATTTCTTTGCCATTAATAGCAATGTTTAGTTCAGATGCTTTATTTCCCTCTGTGTGAATATGATGCTCTTTGTCATTTTCTTTATTTTCTTGTGAGTATACAACTTCAAGGGCTAATTTATTAGTAACGTCATCGTACTCAACCAATTCAAGATTTATCGATTGGACTTCACTTAAGTCTAATTGCTCGAAAGCGCTAAACGCATTTCTTAACATAATTCGTTTTTCTTCGTTCACATTCCATACCTCCTTAACCATTAGGTTGTATCATTTGATCGGATGAATTCCATAGCTATCAAGAACGATCATGCTGCCGTCTGTATATTCAAAGAACATTTTGTCCCTTTCAAAGAAAACTTTACAGATGAATTTCTTATTGCGTTTAGGGTCTAAATATCTCGGTCTATATACCACAACCATACCTCCTTAACCTCTCCACAATATGCGGGTCGTTCTTCCATCCATGCCCAATGTATATCAACCTATGCAGATTGATATATTCATCACTAAACTGCTTATAGCATTCAAGCAACGTGTGTTTTGGCTTCAACTCCGCTTGACGGATGTTCTTATGCCTTAGTATTCCTACTGATAGTTGGATGTAATAGTAATGCATATCAGTCACCCCAACTCATAGATTACTTTCAGCTTGTCTGCTGAATACTCAAAGGCCTGTGTACTCTTGTAGTTCATCGTATAACCATTCTCTGACTCGTACTGATCGTTAGGTTTTATTGTTCCTAACTGTCGGTGAATCACGCCTTTAAGATTTTGAGCTTCCATCGAGTGATAATGCCCTTGGTGAATCTCTAGCCAACTACTCTTGCTCCATACGTCTCGAAACTCGGTAGCGAATAGCATAGGATAATCGCCCTTCTTGCCAAAGTGTCCATGAGTGAGCATAATGCCTACATTGTCTAGCTGATATGCGATCCTTGGTAGGTTGTGTTTGTTTACCGATACCTGCGGATAGAGTGTCTCTAAGTACATTAGAAACAAATACTCAAAGTCACTATGATTACCACTGGCAAATTCAATCCGCACTTCTGAGCTTTTTCTTAATGATTCATCGATCAGCGTAATGAAGAATGTTTTAGCCAACTCAATTGCTTCGACCATATCTACATCTTCAAGTTGGGTACCTTTGATAGTTTGGCTTGCCTTCATAGCGTTTGAGTGAAAGATATCTCCCAACACTTCTATAACGATTGTCTTATAGCCTTTATTTATGATTGCTAATACATCGGATAGATAGGTTTCAAACTTTCGTTCCGACAAAATAGGGAAGTGCAAATCAGCCAATGGTATGACTAGATTGCACTTCCCTTTGGTAATTGGTTGAATTGTAATCGGCTTAGTACTTTGCAACAATTTTGCAGCCAACGCTTGGATGCTCACTGCTGCCCTCGGCTTAACAACTATCTTTGATTGATAAAGCTGTATAAGTCCATCTACTTGGTTGTTCTGTTCCCAGATGTTGTTAGTCGCTTGGACCAGTTCCCAATTTTCGGGATCGTATCCGTGTGCTTGTAATACATAATCAGGATTCTTTGACTGTTCTTCAGTCATACGCAGCTTGATAAGGTTTGTCTGAGTACCATCTGATTTAATTTCTGTAGATACTACATTCTTCTTAGCCTTATCGGTTTGCTTAACACGCATATTCTTTTCGCTCGGTGGCAAATTCAACCTGGCACGTTTACTTCTAACGCTTGGCCACGAGAACTCTTTGCCGAACTCCTCTGAAAGTATAGGCGCTATCTCTATATTTGTTAGTCCTTCATTTGCCAATTCCGACAATCGTTTGACCTGCTGTTCCGTCCATTTAGTAATGTCTGCCACCTCGCTTTTCTGCAAAATAAAAAGCCACTCGCAATGAGTGACTAATAAAACTCTCATATCAGATACACGTCTGCCACAAGGGAATGAGAGTGTTGACTTAAATTTAAAGCAACCTACACGAGCCCGACGTCCGCTCCTCCGCCCTTCCACAGCCTCGGTTGCTTCTTTGTCTATTCGCATTAAGGCAGCGAGAAACCGAACAACGGATCAGAATATCGCCCCTGACCTTGGCTTACTCATTTAACTGTGAATCCCTTCCTTCATCACAGACCGCTCACAAAGCCTGCGTAAGGCAACCTGCCGCGTTCCTAGCAAGTCCAACTTAATGTCTATGTCACTGGAGTGGTACTGCCCCACTCACGTTCTGATTTGTACTCACGCTGTAACTATAAAGTCACTTCTACGTACAGAACACCGTGTTCCTTAGTTGCGTCTTCTACTTCCGCCACAGTGACTATCGCCCACAGAATAATTTTTACGTATCAAAAGAAGGTTGGATGCCGTTGTGCTTGTGGGCGATATCTGATAATACTAATTTACCACGTTTTTAGACCTCGAAAGTTTGAAAATCGTTTAAATATCAAGGCTTCTGTCCAATTCCTCGAAGAATTTGTCTCTTAAAGTGAATGCTTTATTCCTACCACACTTGATAACCATATTATCGACTAAACCTTGCATCGTGTATTGCGGAAATCGCTTGATATACAACTCTCTGATGATCGTCTCAGTGTCACTGCCACATTCATCCAGAAGCTCTTCCACAATCTGCTTATTGCGTTTTAACCGCCGAATCTGCTTATCCGTCTCGATGTTCCACAATGTGCCGAACATCAAATCGCTGTCGCTTCTTGTTCCCTTGATATCCCCATTAACATCCTCTTCTCGATACGGAACTCGAATCTCTTCTTCAAGCTTCCTGACGTACTTATCCGTATCTCGGTAATCTTTCAACACTGCCTTGACTCGTTCAACACGCCATTTCTCCAATCACTTGCCCTCCTCTTTGTCTTCCTTACCAAAAATCACGCTTGCGAATACAGAAGCTATTACAGCTACAAATATCAAAACCGCTTCTGTCATTTTTGTGCCTTCTCAATTTCCCGCTCTAGCCATTCATCTTTCGTTGCTAGCAAGGCACCTTCTTTGGAGTAATATTCATCGATCAATCTTGCTGGATTTTCTTTGGTTCCCACACCTTCGAACGAAACCACATGAATAACTTCCATCATTTTAACTTCACGAACATGATTTGATTTCTTAGGTATTTTCATTGTCACCCTCCGCCTACAAATTGCTTAGAATACTCTTGATAATCGAGTACTCTGGCAAAATAATGTTTTGTAATTTGAAGAAAAGGAAAATTGTGGCAGCAATCAATACAAAAGGAGTTATAAACCCTATCATTACCTGAGGAATTTCCCAATCGTCAAAGTCAAAGTAATCACTCTTCAACTTACCTTTTTTGTGATATTTGAATAGATATACCAACAACGCTATACACACACCATTCATAACTAGTGCCCAAACTAGCCAAATGACATTTTCCAAAACAAAACCTCGCACGTACATTTCCCAACCTTGGCTACCAATCTCTGGTATTTGTTTTAAACCATCTTTTAGTAATTTCAATAATTCAGTAAGTTGTTTTTCCATTTTTTACCCTCCACTTTCAATTACTTCACGCACAATTGGATCACGATAAAGCATTTTGTACTTCATCTTCTCATGCTGCAGCTGCTCTTCTAGCTTCACGATCTGCTGTTGCTGGTCAATTATTGTATAGGATAGCCAACTCAAGCCAGCGATTGTTAGCAGTATTGATGCAATAGCTAGTACTGTATAATGATTAACTTTCGCCCGGACTTGAACAAATCGGCTTACTAGCCAATCCTGTACCCTGTCAAACGATTTGAATAGCATCTTATCCCTCCTGTTCAATCAAACAAATAGCGGGCCCGCAAGCAAACTCATTATTAAATCTGTAAATATTTTTCCTTACAGAATCCAGCTCTTCTTCTTTGACTTCTTGATTCATTTTGTATGAAAAATTTGCCCAATCATTAAAGGAATCAAGCCAGCCTTGTTCCTCGTTGTCAGTGGTAATGATGTGTTTCATTCTTATCCCTCCTGTTTGCTATCGCTGACGATTGCGGAATTACTGCACACTTTTTACTAAAGACTTAAACTGATATAAACTTTTGCTTGTTTGACGATAGACCAACATTATTCGGTCATTATTAATAGCCACCAAATCAATATATTCAAAAACGTCATCTGGATTTTTTTCTGCCTGATCTTTAAAAAAATCAGTTATCTGAGCATCAATAGATGGTGCTAAAAATTCCTTGAATTTTGTCATCACTCTGCCTCCTGTTCTTGCACCCATCTAGAAAATACTTCTAGGACTTTAGCGAATTCTTTGTTGGACAACTGCCCATATGCTTCAACCATTTTATGAGATGTTTCGTTAGGGAATCCATCAATATCGTCATGACGAATAAAAAAGAATAGATTACTGATTACCGCTTTGAAATATGAATCAAAATAATTTTTCTTCAACCAATCCAAGACAATCTGCTGGTTCTCGTTGAGTTGCGGTTGCTTTGGCTCAAAATTTTCTAGCATTACAAATGGGCTAGTGCCTTGAACTTTTTCAATTGAGAACTTGCTACACTTACCAATTAATTTTTTGTTGTTATAAACTAAACTCATATTCATTCCTCGCTTTCTGCTATTTTGGTGGATAGTGGAATTACTCTCTGTAATAATCATAGATTTCTAAGTAGCCAGATATATCACTCGGAAGATAATCAGACGTCGTCACAATTATTTCTTGTAATAGTGTTTTGCTTAATTCCACTAGATCATTTAAATCACCCAAGTTGATAATCCATTTAGTTTCAAAAGTAGCGGCTTCAGGGTTTCTTGTAATGTCATAATCTTGAAGCTTATCTCTATATTGCTCGATCCCTTCACTGTCTGTAGTAGAAATATAGAATTTCATTTTCTTCCCCTCATTCCTTTATTTCTTCCGACTACTGACTCAATATCTCGACCGTTGCACCTGCAAAATTGCCTTTCTTCAAAGGTATCTGCAATCTGCATGCTCGATCCAATGTCCATTTGTTCAGCCCTGACATCTCTGAGGCTTCACGCTGTGTGCTGAATTCTTTGACTTCACCATCTGGAAAAGTAAATCTGACTGGCGTTGAGTTGTATCTATTCTGCTTTGGTCGATCGTAACTCTTTCCCCACAAAGCCTTTCTCAAAACTCTGATTTCGTCTTCATCAGCACCTGGCGTATTAACTAGCTTTTCCAACCGATACAAATCTTCTTTGTTAGCCATCATTCCACCCTCTTCATATTTCGCAATTTAACAACTGTCCGATCGCTGCCAAACGTCACAATAGCTGAGTTCTCAAGAACTTTGACACACACCGCTTTGAAAGGTGTTTTAAAACGTTCAGTCACGCACCAATACTCGATGCCTGCTTTTACTCTCCGTTGCTTTCTGACTACTCGTGGCGGTGGGCTATACTTGCCGTCCTGCACGCCTGTTACTGTGTCTGCTAGTTTCATTTGACTTCCTCCACTGGCACTGCGAATGCCCAGTATCTTTCATCGATTGCTTTTATTTCTGATTCAGTAAATGTTGATCCACTTGTAGTATTTTGAAATATCACTAAATCTCCATTTTCAGCTTTAGTTAGATATGCGCCCCATGATGTTCCGGGAAGTTCAATTTGATATAGTGGCTCTTTCTCGACTTCATATCCAAACATCCACGCTTTAGCAGTCAGTTCATCATTTTCGTTGTCTGCAACCCAATTTTGAAAATCTTCAGACTCAATGACTTGCCCATTTGAAATTTGATAATATCCGTTTAAACAATCAGCTAACGCGGCATTTTCTTTACACTGTTTGATCCAATCAGCCACAAATTTAGGCACTGTTTCTTTTGCTTGCACATCTAATTGTTTAATCACCTCTAAAATCTTTTTTCTTTGTTGAAACAACACATTTTCTTGGCTATTGTAGTTCAATCCTAAATAAGGTAACTTTTCGATGTTGTCAATCAATTCTTGTTTATTCACTTTTGCTCCTCCGTTCCAATTCCTCTGTCAGCCATTTATCATGCAATGTGATTCTTTCCAAGTGGCTGCCGACTACTTTCTTGCGCCAGATTAACTCTGCATCCGATAGTTTACGTATGCTTTCTTGTGTTGGCGTCATCTGCTCACCTCTCAAAATGGAAGGCTATCATCAATATCGATCGATGAATTGCTGAATGGGTCTGATTGAACGTTGTTGCGCTTTTGTTGAGCGTTGGTATTATTAGTTGTTTGACTATTTGAAGCTCCGCCATCTTGTGTATTTTGGCTCTTGCGACCAGTTGTGAAGCTGAACTTATCCGCCACAACTTCTGTAACATATTTTCTACCGCCTGAGTTATCTTCGTAACTGCGTGTTTGGATTCTTCCGATAACTAGAATTTCGTCACCTTTTCTGAAGTAGTTCGCAACTGTTTCAGCAGTTTTCCCCCAGAACACGATGCTCACCCAATCTGTTTCTTTTTCTCCGTTGGCGTTCTTAAAATCACGATCCACTGCAATACTTGTTGTGCCCACTGCTTTACCACTCTGCGTATATTTAAGGTCAATGTCCTTGCCTAGTTTTCCTTGTAAAGTTACGTTGTTAATCATTTTTCTTCCTCCTTACGGTTTTGAGAAACTTCGATACAAAGAATAGGTGAAGCTTCTGGACTGTCATAGCTTAATGCGGCTTCAAGAGTAGTTACATCGTATTCAGCAATATGCGGATATTGCTGTAATACTTCTTTAACTGCCAGTGTAGCTGTGTACGTTTCGCCCAGAACCTCAATATCAACCCATTCCTCTTTACTTAAAACGCTTAATAATTGATGTAGTTTCATTTTTCTTCCTCCAACCATTTCTCTAAATCTTTTATGAGTTCTTTTACTTTTGGTTTGCTAAGTGGCGCAGCGATATATCCATAACCTACGGTAAACGTGAGTGTTTTATAGTGCTCACCTTGAGCATCGTCATTGATTCTCAATGGATTTCTACCACGTATTTCATACGTTTTTCTCATTTTGCTTCCTCCAATTCAATTTCAATCCTGGGGCAATCCTTATCCACTTCAAACCGATGTTCAAAGTTGGCAATCTCGCCCCATCCATCATTTGCGATCACTCTTGCCTCAATCATTCCGTCCAAGATAAACTTGATCCCGAACGCAATGTTGTCTTTATCCTTGCGCTTATTTTTGCAGTACCAAGTGATTTTCAAGTTGATTGGCGTTGTCACTCTCAGGCCTGCTGCTTTCGCCATCAAGAATGCATAGCAACATTTTTCCGTGTTCTCCTTTTTCAACTTAGCGCCTGCATAGCGGTTCGTCCGCTGGCTATTGATGAACTTGTTCAGGTCCGTCAGCTCTCCTGGTATCGTAATAATCAGAACATTCCCCTCGCTTTCAAGTATCGTTGTGCGATTTGTTCTTTCGTTTCATTGCCCTGCATGATCGGATGTCCTTTTTTCTTTTCTTCTTCTGCAACTTCGATTGCTACCCATTTTGCTTCCTCGGCCTTATCTAGCATTCCGCATTGCTCAAAAGTCTTGACTTGCGATTCAATTGTTCGAACCAATTCCGATCGCACAAGGTCGTTTTCTTTGAAGATAGCCAGATATGTTTGCCCGTCCATCAACCTCTCCATTCGTCAAAGTCCACCGAGAAATCCATAAACTTCTTGTCAAAGATAAATGGCGCAACTCCTGTCATACCTTCTCTGTTTTTGGCTACATCGCATCGAATCTTGCGACTGTCTTTATCGTCAGCTGAAAGCAAGAGCGTGACATTCGCATCTTGTTCTAATGATCCGGACTCTTTCAAATCACTGAGCATTGGCCGCTTGTCTTGTCGCTGCTCGACTGCCCTGCTTAACTGAGCTAGCAACACAATGGTGATTCCATAGTCTGTTGTGAGCTTCTTCAACTCTCGTGTGACTTCGTTCATCACTTGACGCTCATTTTTGCGAGTATCGTTAACTGTGATCAAACCTGCATAGTCTACAAACACGACATACTTCTTATCACTCAAACGCTGCTTAATTGCGTATTTGATATCGTTCAAATTTGAGTACTCGGATGTATAGACACGTAGATCAAATGTGTTTTTCATTTCCTCATAAGCTTTCCGTGCTTTGACTTTGTTTTCCTGTGACAGCTTATCCTTACCCACAAATAGAAGTGAGTTGATATGTGTCTCTTTTGAAACCAGTCGAGTCATAAGCTCGTTTTGGCCCATTTCGAAAGTGAAAAAGTCGCACTGGACATTTTCGTTATCTGTAAACAATCTGTGCATGATGTTTAAAGCAAAAGCCGTTTTCCCTGTAGCTGGTCTTCCTGCTAAGACGATCAGCTTTCCGCCAGTTAAACCACCACCAAGAAATGCATCTAGCGGTTTGTATGTCGTTAGAACATCGCTTGGCTTATCCAAGTTCTCCGAGAATTCAGAGAAAGCTTTATCCAACTTGCCATCAGACTTGATATGATTCACGTCACGCTTTTCTTCTAGCAATCTGGATAACTTATCCCCATCTGTCTTAGAAAGTGTCTCAGCGTATTTTATGGACGCTGAGTGCAACTTGCGATCAAGATAATCATTGTGTATGATCCGTGCTAGTTCTCTTTCGATTCCAAGCTGATTCGCAGAATTTTTTAGGATGTCTAATTCATCTGCTGTTCCTGCTTTGAAGTAATCAATGGTTCGCATTTCCCGATGGACCTGTTCAGTGGTGTATTTCATTCCTCGTAGTCTTGTCATAGCTTCGACAATCAGTTTGCACTGAGGACTTTCAAACCATTCTGAATCGATATCAATGTTTGTGATGATTGAGGGATTGTTAAGCATCTCAGCAACTAATCTAAGTTCATTGTTCATATGCTTCTAACAACCTCCTTTGAGATTCAGCAATTTCATCGGAGATTGAAGAATTAACTTGTGGACGATACTCATTCAAATAATCATCAAATTTATTTCCAAATAGCGTTGCTGGTCTTAGGTACTTATTCATTTCTTGATTGTTCAACCATTGGTTTGTTTTCACATCAATTACTTTTTTGAAATCATCTAATCGTTGACCTTCGTTCCATCTTGCTTTGATCAGGTCTTTCCATTTCTGAGTAACTTTGAATGATTTACTTGTTGCTTCGTTCAAGTATTTGATGATGTCGCTGTATGGTATTTTCTCTTTATCTATATCTAGTTCTTTCTCTAACTCTTTCTCTTTCTCTAACTCTTTCTCTAGGCGACATTTTCGAGACAATTTCTGGACATTGTCCTCCTTTACTCTTTGAAGTCTTTTTTGAATAGCATATTCAGTTTCTGAGCCAACTAATTCGTTAAGTTGACTAAGATAAATTTCTCCGCCGTCCATAATTTGTATCAGTCCGATTTTGTGGAATAGATCCATTGCTACTTTTACGGTGTCGGCGCTAGAATTTGTTAGCTTGGCCAATGACTCTGGATCGTAAGGGATCATCATATTGCCAACGTTTCTGACGAGCATTCCCTCAGTCTTCAATGATTTAAGGCAAAGTTTCAAATAAAACAAACAGTACTCTTTGCCGTTCGGTTGTTCTTCTAACCACTCGATGGTGTCTTCTTCAAAAAAATTCTCTTTGAGTTTGAGCCAGTAATATCTTTTTTTTTGCTTATCAGACACTTTATCCCTCCTAATCTTTGCCGTCGTATAAAGATAAACCTAGTTCACTTGCGTCTAGTGCTGGTAAATCAAATATAGATTGTATTAGTTTCACTTTGCTTTCGCGGCAAAGCCCATAACCGTATTTTTGATATTTATAACTACGATTAAAAGTTGATATCGGGAATGGGATGTCAGCATCTATTACCAATCTTTTTGTTTGTAGATGTTCGAAGTAATCATCGTGATAAATAACTTCGAATTGAGCTAAATAATCATCCTCTTCGATTTTTTTGTATTCAGAATAATAAGCGAATTTCGTAATAGTAAAATCAAAATCAGATATTACTTCTTCGGGATTTCCAAAAACACTTTTGATTAGTTCTATTCTGATTTGATCTTTTTCTGAGAAAACAGACCAAACTTTCTTGTTTTCGTATGACTTCCTCCAATTATTCGGGTCTTTCTTTATTAATTCTTCAAAGTGAGATTTGCTCTGAATAAAATCAGGCTCTTGCCTAAAAAACATATCGATATCATTTACTTTTTCTTGGTTAAAAATATTTTTAAAACATCCTCCTGCTATATACCCTCTGTGACCTATTAGGTATTTATCTAAAAAGAATAATTGTCTAAAATTATAGATATCAGCTTTCTTCATTTTCATCCCCCTATCTTTAATTTCTTTATCTCGTCTTGATTCAGTTTGATGCCGATAACTTGATACTTGTTTTTAAACTCTGTAATCCCCATTTGATGCTTCTCGATATGATGGGTTCTGCAAAGTGCTGCAAAAGTAAATTCTGTGTGGTCTACTTCTTTCCGCTTACGTCTTCCCAAGGCTTTGTCAAAGTGATCCGCGTCAGCGTTCTTTTTACCGCAAATGCAGCAGGTTCGATTCATTACACATTTATAGAAAAAGTACTGTTCATTTTGTGGCGGTATCTCATAGCCTTCACGAAATGGAATGTCATTTGCGAAGATAAAATCTAGTATCAATTCGTCTAATGTTGAGACTTCATCGACTGTGTTCTCCGATTGATTCGACAAGCTAATGTTCTTCCCAGTGAAGTATCGAAATTGCCAATAGAACACGTCTTTAAGGCTCTCTAATGGTTCGCCAGTGTAAATGTATATGTCTTGCATTAAAGCGAATGTGAAGCGTCTCTGTTCGACTGTGAAACCTCGTGGATCTTTGATAAATAGTTCCGCTTGTCGCTCGCCGTCATATCCATCAAATATTGTTTTGAGACGCGCGATATTTAGTTCATCTTTGAGTTCTAGCGTCAGGCGATTGCCTTCAACTTTTGTTATTTTTGCTAGATACGAAAGATTGTTCATTTACATCACTTCTTACTTTTTTTCTTTTCATATCCATTAACCCATCCGGTTAAGGTGTTCATCACTAACCCAAAATCATATCCGGTGAACTCTTCAGGAGTTTTCTTTGCATTTACACCATTTGTCATCTTTGCTTGTTCCAAGAAAGCAAGTTTCGGTTGCTCTGTTAATTCTTCTAACTTTCCTAATTGAATGTGTATGGCTTCGATTTGTTCCGGGCTTGCTGGAATACGTTTTAAAATTTCTTTTTGAAATACATCGGGATCAACGTCATCTGCAGGAATATTAAACTCTTTCATGAAAAAAGTTTTTTCTGCGTACGTTAAAGCCTGTCCGTATGCATACGATGAATTTTCATCATCAGCAATTGCCGAAAATGTTACCTCTTCTCTTTCAGATGGATTGTCACCGTTGATCCACGTATACTTCATATCGAGCGTTACAAGATAGCTAAAAATATCTTTCTTAGTTTTCTCGTTTACACCTATTTTTTGTCTTTCAATAGTTTTATTTACTACTTCTGTTTTGAGATAAATATTCAGTTCGTTCATATGAGTATTGAACTCTGTTAATACTGTTTCAGAACTTACCACTGAAAATTTGATATATTGCTTTTGTTCCTTCTTGATATAAGGAACTTTTTTTCGTAGTTGGATCAACTTCTCAACTAAGGTAGTTTCGCTCACTTAAATTCCTCCTGTCTTTGTTTCAACCATTCTTTACCACTGATAATTTTCATCGTGTCCATCCTCAGTGATTTTGGTCCAAATTCATCAACTATAAGTAAGAAATTCTCTTGCTGTACGACATATTTAGCAAGCGTGCCATTTTTGTTTTCTCGATAACCTATAAACATCCAATCCGATTCATGAACAATCGTTCCGTTATCGTCCTCATTCCAATGTGCTGACAGGTCTACTTCTTCCTCGTTGTCGTCTAAAGAATGGATATTAGGCATCACATGACTGCTTTCGTCTTGCATCAGGCTGTCGTAATTTGTTGCGATATAATCTGACATCTTCCCACTCCTCTCGATTTGTGGTAAACTTAGGTAAATATTTTTTCGTTTCTGACTGACTAAAGCTTGCCGGCTAGTCGGTCTTTTTTATTGTCATTAAATACTTGCGTTCTTCCCCTTCCTTGTGGTTCATGCTTAGCCTTGCGATTACATCGTTGTAATGTATATCCGCATAAGGTCTGCCGTTTCGATAAATTGTTAACTCCTTGCCCCCTAGAAAACGATGACTTCTCGCTATAAATCTATAAAGTTTCGTTACCCATTTATAGTGTCTGACGACCTCAACGTCATCTCTTCCTTTTACTGTCACATGCCATCTGTACTTAGCCATTTTTTCATCCTCCCAATATTCTGCCTTGATTGAATCAACGGCTTGTTGTGCTTATACCAACGATCAGCAATAATTTTGCCAATACGTAATGCTTCAGCTCTGGTCATACTACTTAACCCCCATGATCCAAATCAGTGTTAACAAAAGTACAATGTTTAAAACAATGCTTAAATATGAAATTGCTTGGAGTTGTCGTGCTTTGTAGAAGTTGTTTCTATTTAGACTGGCTAACCATTTTTTATTCATGCCTTCACTCCTTTACTAGTTCGTATTCATCGGGGTAGTAAGCCCACAAATCAGATGTTCCGAGCATACCCGTGCGCAATCCAACACCGCTTGTACCATATAAGGCTTCAACTACATGAACGCTACCAACATATTTTTCTCCAATAATTTCAAAACCACCATCTGTCAATATCCGCACCTTGTCGCCGATTTTCACTTTCGGAAAATACCGATCAACCAAATCCAATACTTCACCTTCCGTGTGGACTGTGTGCGTTGTGGTGCCGTCTGTGAATGTTACTGTAATCATTTCCCCAACTCCCCTACTTTTTGGTCCGTATACTGCCTTAACTCGCTCACACGCTGTTCTAACTGTTCCTTGTCGTTTTGCACTGTGGATAGTTGTTGGCGCAAGCTATCGGCTTCCTGTTGCTTTGTAGCGATCTCCTGTTGCTTTTGTTCGATTTCTCGTTGCTTGGCTTCAATTTCCTTCTGCTTATCCGATTTGATTTGCTCAATTTCGGCTTTCAACTGCTCCTGTGTGCGGGTGTTGTTGGATAGCTGTGATTCGAGTTCTGACACGCGTTGCGATTTGGTTTGTCCGTATTGTAGGACAGTGTTGAAGTTTGCCTTGATCGTGTCCAAGTCCTGAAATGCGTTGCTTGCTGCGTAGCCGATAACCCCACTACCTAGTGCCAGTCCGATGATTGCTGTTGTTTTTGCTAGTTTGTTTTTCAATGTGGTTGCTCCTTTGGTATAATTGTTTAAAAAATGGTGGTGCTCTTTTGAAGAAAATCGGAAAATATTTAGTGCTTACAATAATATTAGTTTGTTCAACAATTCCACTTTTGCTAATCCAACTATTGATTAAAGATTATTTTGTCCAAGATGCATTCCTATATGAACTGTTACAAGTTAACTGGTGGAATTTAGTCACAGTTTTATCATCATATAATTTAGGAGTTCTTTTAACGTTGTATATCGCTAAGATCACATCAACTCTCATTTTCAAGAAGGACCCCATTGGTTTAGATCAATCAAGATTTACAGGAGTAGCACTGTCAGTCTCAACCATTTACGCCCTGATGTGGACTTTGAATACTGAACAATTTATGACTGTCACAGCTTTTATTTCATTCGTTGCTTTATTTTCTATCCTTTATAAGAGAGAGTAACCACCTTGTTATAGATGGAAAAGAAAACAAAATAATTAGAAATGCGATCAATCCAACAATGTTTACCACCCTGGCCCCTCCTTCCGTGTGGGGTTATTTTTAATCCAATAGATCCATTTGACGGACGATCGTTTTTGTCGCTGTGCTTGGTTCCCAATCTGTGATGTAATCAAGTACCGTCTGAAAGTGTTTTTGCCGTAGCTGAGTTCTTGTGCTCACACCTGTGATTTTCTTGACTCCTGAGTTGATGTCCTTATGCAGCTCTCCTCGTTGGCTGTTGGTGACTTTACCGAAACCTCGTGCGACTTCTGCCACTCGCTGATTTATGCGCCGTGTGATGTAGCCGTAGTCGCCGGCACTTAGGACTGTGTTTTCCTCAAGATCAGTAACACGTTTCTCGACTTTGGCAACTTTTTCCTTTGTGCCTTTTTGAAATTCAAACATGAGTTCCAGCGCTTCTTCTGGTGTTTCTGGAATCTTAAGCGCTTGCTCCTTGATGTGTGATTCCATTTCGTTGAATCGTTCGATATAGCTTAAGGCGAATTGCGTTCCCTTGGCTCCTGTCATTCTGGTTGCGTATAGTTCGCAGCCTTTTTTCGTTAGTAGGTAGTTTGGTAGGCTTCTACCTGTTGAATCTTCATAAGTTGATTCAATAAATAAATCGCTCGCCACACTTTTGTGGTCAGTCAGATGTTCGATTATCTTAGCGATATCTCTTAAAACTTGGTCATGCCGTCGGTCTACCATTACTGCCACTTCATTGCTAGTTAATGTTTTTTCGATTGTTTGCATTAGTGCTCCTCCTTTATTTTTTTAGATTCGATGCTTGACTAAAAATGAATCAATATCAAGAGTATCTATTCGATAGCATCCATCGATTTTACTAATCGGAAGTCCTTTAGCGAGCCATTTATCTAGTGTTTTAGGGTCAATGTTTGCATACTTGCATGCATTAGTTTTAGATAAATACCTAGATCGAATAGCATATTCCTTTTCAATTTTTTTTAAAGATGTATTTAGGTTTTCGTTGATTGTCTTAACGATTTCTCTATGGAAAGATTCACTTAAGATCTCCACTATTATTCCTCCCTTGCTATAAAAATATTTAAATCTTCGGCAATCTTTTGGCGATACTTCTTAGCCGCTTTTCCATTTTGAAATCCATTCACGACCTGTTTCGTATACGTTGGCGACTTTCCTATAACACTAGCTAAGTATTTCCAAGTCTTATTTTGGCGATTCATATGAATCAAAACCATTTCAGAAAACTCGTTGATTTGCATGTTTGTTCTCTCCTTTCAAATAATTAGCTAATTATTTAGCTTTTTTTAAAGCTTTCTGTTGACATTGTCTACAGATATCTTTAGAATAAAGGCATAGCTAAATAAGACCATAGAATCCCATTATCATTTCTAGTTTGGCGACCAGGAAAAAAGATAAATTAAAGGGGTGTATTTAGTGTTGCCTTTAGCTAAATAACTAGCTTATGAGTGAAGTATACTAAAGATTTCTTTAATAGTCAACAGATAAACTATAAATATCTTTAATTATCTTCAACAGGCTCAAGGAGTATTATTATGACAACATTTGAACGTGTTAAACATCTAGCAGATCAGCAAAAAATGTCTATCATGGAGCTTGAAGAAAGACTGGGTTTTAGTAAAAATTCACTCTACTCATGGAAGAAAAACAAACCTTCTGTAGATAAGCTTAATGCAGTTGCTGATTATTTCAATGTCTCTACGGATTATCTTTTAGGTCGTACGGATAATAAATACGCAGATCTTTCTCCCAAGAAGAAGATGTTGACTGTCAGAGAAGCATTAGAGTCAACTATGGGAAGGGATGGTGAAGGTATAGACGAAGATGATATTGATGTGCTTGAAAGAATAATAAAAGCTTATATTGACGGCAAGTAGGTGTAGAATTTGAATAGGATAGTAACTAAGATTATTGATGAACTTTCTGTAACTGTAAAGTATGAAAACATAAAGCGCCCAGGTTATTATATTGCCAAATTAAACATAATTGTAATTAATTCTAACTTATCAGAGTTTGAACAAACAAAAACGCTGTTACACGAATTAGGCCATGCCTCTAAACATTTTAATAACTATAAAATGTATAATCTAGCATTTTCATTGCATTCAAAAATGGAAAATGAAGCTGAAGAATTTATGATTGAACGTATGATTGAAGTCCGGCTAAACGATCCAGACTTCAATCCAGCAACTTTTAATAGTTTTAATTTCCTTGAAAGCTACAAACTTGACTTAAGTTACGAACCTGTCGTTAGAGAATTTATGACTAATTATTTTGTAAATGTAAACAAAGACTATATATTTTTTTAACCAAAATAAGAACACACGTTCTAAAAGGAGGCATTTTTTATGGTTAAATATGAAAAATATGAAACAAAAAGTGGAAAAAAATTGTGGAGGTACTATGGATACTTTGGAACAGACCCTAAAACAGGCAAAAAAATTAAGCCTCGCGGACAAGGATTTATATCAAAAGCAGAGGCCAAACTAGCTTATGAAAGAACTATAGAAGAGATAAAGGGCGGGAAGTTAAACACTAGAAAAAGAAAGCTTACATTCAGTGAATTAACAACTGAATTTCTTGAGTATTACAGTGAATCAGGAATAAAACCGGGCACCTATAGAAAATTTAAAATTGAAACTGAAAGACATTTATTACCAATAATCGGTACCATATTTATAGATCAATTAGATGTAGATGACTGCCAGGAATGTTATGAAGCTGTAAAGAAAAATAGAAAAGATCACAGTAAAATAATAAATCAAGCCGAACGGATATTAGATTATGCTGTAAGCAAAAGATACTTGGACTCAAATCCCATGAAAAATATCCTTCGCTCGAGAAATAAATTACATTATAGTAAAAAGCGTCTAGATAGTAGCGAAAACTTCTACACTCCGACACAGCTTATGGATTTTCTAGAAGCCTTTAGAGAAGTTGAAGAATTTCACAAATTTGTCTATTTTCGACTTTTGGCATTTACAGGGCTAAGACGCGGAGAGGCTTTATCTTTATACGAGTCAGATATCTTGAAAGATATAAAAGCAGTAGATGTCTCTAAAACATTAGCTGAAGACGAAAATGGAAAAACATATGTTTCATCTTTCCCAAAGACCGAGGAATCAAAAAATCTAGTATATTTAGATGATGATACTTTCAATTTTGTCGAAGAACTAATAAAAAATAGATATCGGTATGACTCCTATGGGAAAATAGTCCCTTTAAAAAGAAGTAACTTCTTATTCCCTAGTCCAAAGACCGGTAAACATTACCACAGATCAGCTCCTAACGAGTGGTTAAGAACATTTTTTGATAGAAATGAAGAAGCTTTAAGCAAAAGAAATATTTCAAGGATATCGCCTCACGGATTCCGTCACTCTCAAGCTACCTTATTATATGAATTAGGTGTAGATCCGAAAGATGCCCAATCTAGACTTAGGCACAAAAATTTAAAAACAACTATGGACATTTATACTCACATCTCAGAAGCGCGCAAGCGTACTCCTTTGACTAAACTTGATGAATTTTCTTCTAGAGGGACAACATCAGGGACAACGTCAGACCAACACTCGCAAAACAAGTCTTAGAAAAGCGCACACCACCACCCTTTTCTAAGACTCTTACCCTATTTACCCCACAGACCCTTCCATTGCGAAGGTCTGACTGGTTGTTAAGGAATGAAGCGGATGGACTGAATGATTTGAATATTATATTAGT